CAACGTGGTGATCCGCGATCGCGAGTACGGAGCGGCTCGAAAAACGAGCGCCGAGAATCGCGAATACGGTCGGCTTCACAAGAGCATCACTGATCTGGCAAAAGTCGCGGCCAAGCTCCGCAAGGCTTGCGAGAAGGAGTCGTGATGGACGGACCAATTATCAAGCGCGAGACGATTCAAAAACTCGGCGCCGAAGCATACGACAAGGGCCGCGGCATCGACGACCACGGCATGAATCCTGGCTCCGCTGCTATCGCTGATTGGCGCTTGGGCTGGATCGAACGACGTGCCGAGGTCCGTGCTCAAGAGGCCCAAGCCACTGCAGAAATGGTGCTCGCTCTCGCAATCGCGATGGAGTGCCCGCCATGAGCAAGTCAAAAAAACCACGCAAGCAGTATCGCCCAAAGGGAACGTGCGACAACCCGCTCGGTATCTTCGGCGGCATGGGCGATACCCACCGCGACCATCTGCGTCGCATCCAGACGCTGAATCACCTTGCGATGGTCGAAATGGCGCAAGGCCGGGGCACCCGCGAGCAGTGGAACCGCATCGTCGGCGCCATCAACATCGCGAACGTCATGTGCGAAATGGGCATCGGCGACGAGTTCCGTCACGCTGTCCTGAAGGCTCGTGATGCCCTTTTGAACGTCGGCAAGCGTGCTGTCCTCAACGACGACCGCTTCATCTTTACCGGCGCCGAACTTACCTCCATCAACCTGGGCTTGGATTGCCATGATGCGCAGCTCGAGAACGTGCGCGCCATCGACGTCGATCGTGCCGCAGACGAGGTTATGCGCCGCGTACGAAACCGCATCAACAGCACGAGCGTGACACGTGAACTGCATCCGGAGGCCGCATGATTGCCTACGAAGCCATCGGCCCCAATGCTAACGGCGATTTCATCATCGCTTACCCGACGCCAGGCGCTCCTCATGTCATGACGGCGGCTGGCTGCGCGTCGAGCAAGGACGCAGCAGAGCGCGAATGCGCACGTCTGAACGAAGCCCAGGTTGTCGACAAGCGCGAAGCGTTGGTTCGCGACGCAAACATGATCGTCCGGGACAAGGAGCGCTGACGGTGGCAACTCCCCAGCTCGAGGACGGTCACGTCCGAATTGCAAACGAACTGCTCGAGGCGATTCTCGGCTTCGGCTTTTCGCAGCGCGAGCTGCTTGTACTGCTGACCATCATCCGCAAGACGTACGGCTTCAACAAGAAGGAGGATGACATGTCTGCCTCGCAGATCGGCGCCGTATGCGGCATGGCCCGTCAGCACGTCACGACGACCTTGAACGCGCTGGTGGCCCGCAATGTCATTGCGAAGCGTCCGGGCCAGTTCGGAATGATTATCGGCGTGCAGAAGGACCACTGCAAATGGGTGTCGATCGAGCAAATGAAAGGTGCAGCAGATAGTCCCAAATCGGGACTAGTCCAAGATCGGGACATGTCCCAAATCGGGACAGATGGTAGTCCCGAATCGGGACAGGTCGATAGTCCCAAATCGGGACACACAAAAGACAACCTTCCAAAAGACAACCACCAAAAGACAAATTCTTGCGCTCCGACGTCGGGCAGCGAGGCTGGAAGCGAAACCCTAGCAGACCGCAAAGGTCGGGCCATGATGGGCGAACGCTTTGAGCGCTTCTACGCTGCCTACCCTCGCAAGAAGTCTCGAGCAGCGGCCGAAAAGGCGTTTGCCAAGCTGAATCCGGACGATGACGCCCTCGAGCAAATGCTGACGGCTATTGCTCGCACTCTGGCATCTGGCGAGTGGGCCGACCCGAAGTTCATCCCCTACCCGGCTACCTGGCTGAACGCTGGTGGCTGGATGGACGAAGTGCAGACCGCTTACCAGCCCGAGGAGGTCGAGGTCATCGAGGCGTTCAACGGCGCCTTGGGTGAGCAGCTGGGCGTCGTCACCCTGACGCCGTTCATCGCCAACCGTGCTGCCGCCATCCGCGACTTCCGCACGTTCTCGAGCAAGCCGGGTTTCGTTGAGCGCTTCTTCCCTTGGGTGCGCGACAACGCCAAGTTTCCGCCTAGCGTCGGTTTTGATTGGGTCATCAGCCGCCATGGTTACGCCAACCTGACCAGCGGTCAACACAGCAGAAAAGCAGCATGAGCGAACAGAACTCCATCCCGCATTCGATCGAAGCCGAGCAAGCCGTCTTGGGCGCACTCCTGCGCTTCAACGACTGCATCGACAAGCTTGGCGACCTGCAGGCCAAGCACTTCTACCGAGAGGATCATCGCACGATCTATTCGCAGATCGTACGTCTGATCTCGCAGCACGAACCAGCCGACGTTATCACCGTCTACGGCGCTCTCGAGCAAATCGGCAAAGCCGAGGAAGTTGGCGGTCTGGCATACCTGAACTCGATGGCACAGAGCACGCCGTCCGCCGCCAATGTCGGCCAGTACGCTCGAGTCGTCTCCGACCGCGCCCTGCTCCGCGGCGTCATGTACGTAGCCGACTCGATCAATGCCCTGGCGCAGAACCCGAAGGGCAAGAATGCCGACGAAGTGCTCGATTCGATGCAGTCTCTGGTCAGCACATTGGCTGAGCGCCGTGTACGCAACGAACCGCGCATGGTGCGTGAAATCCTGCATGAAGTCATCGAAGGCATCGGTAAGCGCGCCGAGGGCCACCAGTACGCCATGCCGACCGGTATCGAGGGAATCGATCGTCTCCTCAACGGAGGAGCCAGGCCGGGCAATCTGATCATCGTTGCTGGGCGCCCCTCAATGGGCAAGACAGCGCTTACCTCCGACATGGGCCTGAATATGGCCGAGAACCTGAGTGTCCTGAACTTCAGTATGGAGATGGAGGGCAGAGAGATAGCCAGCCGGGCCTTGGCCAACCGTGGTCGCGTCGCGCTTGAAAAGATTATGGGCGAGATCCCCGGCAACGATGACAACGCGTGGTCTGGCGTCACGACAGGCACGATGAAGCTTAACGATCTTCGTTTCGCTATTGATGACACGGCCGCGATCTCGCTGCTCGAGCTGCGTATGAAGGCGAAAGCTTGGAAGAGAAAGCATGGACTCGACGTGATCATCGTGGATTACATCGGCCTTATGACTGGTGGAGAAGGCGATACGCGCTCTGCTCAAATCGGCTTCTTCTCTCGTGGGCTCAAGGCGCTCGCCAAGGAATTAGGCATTGCCGTGATCTGCCTGGCGCAGTTGAACCGGAACGTTGATGGACGCTCCGACCACAAACCGATGCTTTCCGACCTACGCGATTCTGGAGAGATCGAGCAAGACGCGGACGTCGTGATGTTCGTCCATCGCGCGGAGATGTACGACCCCGAGAACGAAGAGATCAAAGGCTATGCCGAGGTCTTGGTTCGGAAGAACCGTAGCGGCAGGCTCGGCGATGTACCGCTCAAGTTCGACGGCGCAATCTGCCGATTCAGTGACTGGAGAGGGAGCGTCCCAACCATCTTGAGCAAGGGTCGCAGCTCGAGATTCGATGGGTGATCAACATGAGCCGCCCTACCGCCCCCTGCGTCTTCTGCACCCACTTCCATCGCCACGCAGAAGCCCCACCAGCACACGGCTACTGCGAAGGCTACGAGAGGTTCAGGCGCCACGACGACACGAACGAGGCATGTCCTCTGTGGAATCGGGCGAAGGACGAACAGAGGCGTAGGGCTTGGGCAGAACAACAACCGAAGGAGAGAAATTGAATGAGCTGGCTCTTTTCGCAGGCGCTGGTGGAGGAATACTCGGAGGGCACCTCCTTGGATGGCGAACCGTCTGCGCAGTTGAACGTGACGCCTACGCAGCACAAGTTCTGGCGCAACGACAAAACGATAGATGCCTCCGACCTTTCCCGATTTGGTCTGACGTTACGACTTTTGACGGCCGCCCGTGGCGCGGAATTGTTGATGTCGTATCTGGCGGCTTTCCGTGCCAGGACATCAGCGCAGCAGGAACTGGCGTCGGGATCACCGGGAGGCGCAGCGGACTTTGGAGCCACCAGAAACGGATCATTCGCGAAGTACGACCACGCTTCGTCTACGTGGAGAACAGTCCAATGCTCACTTCTCGGGGACTCGGACGAGTTCTCGGAGACCTGGCCGAGATGGGGTTCTATGTCGAATGGGGTGTCGTATCTGCGGCCGATACCGGCGCTCCCCATCTGCGCGACCGAATCTGGATTATGGCCTACGCCGACGGTATGCGGGAATTACAACCGGAAAGGTGCCAGCAAGACCAGTGGCGATGGGCTGGCGACCGCGGTTCGTATGTGGCGAACTCCGAACGCATCGGATGCGGACAAGTGGAGCAAGCAGAGTCTGGAAGAACGAAAGGCGAAGGGGCAGCAGATCCGGTTAAACACTCAGGTTTCCCCAGACGGCTCCCAAGCTGGCCTTCTGAATCCGGACTGGATCGAGTGGCTGATGGGGTGGCCCACCGGGTGGACCGAATTAAAGCCCTTGGAAATGGACAAGTTCCAAGAGTGGCAGCAGCAGCATGGAGGATTTTAACGACATGACCCACCGCCAAATCATCCTAGAACGCCTAGCAGCCAAGTGTTTCACCATGCTCATGATGCGCTTAGGCGTGAAGCAGAAGTAGATACCAACCGCGCGAAGGCGCAGACAACGAAAGGAATGCAGACATGACCGAACAACAATTCGCCTACTGGCTCCAAGGCTTCGCTGAACTGAATCCGCAGCCGCCGACCGCCGAGCAATGGCAATCGATCCGCGAGCATCTGGCGACCGTCTTTAAAAAGGTTACGCCGGAAGTCCAGAATCGCCAGATGGCACTTGACTCAATCAAGAACAATGGTCTTCAAGATTATCTTGACCGTCAAAAGCAATCACAAAATCCATACGTTCCGAAAGCTCCGGATCAGCCGTACTACCTCGGCCAGCCCGGTGGAATTATCTGCTGACCACCACCCCGCCCGGCCAGTACCGGGCGCACGACAACTACGGGAGAAACTGAATATGGCAAAACTCATCGCATTCATCGTAATAATTGTATTCGTCGCATCGGTCTGGTTCGGAGTCATGTGGTGTCTCTGGTCCCTTTGGGGCTGGGTTCTGCCGCAACTGTACGCAAATGGGTCACATAACCTTGTGGCGCCAAGTTTTTGGCTGTTTGCGGGCTGCTGGACGCTAATGGCGATGGTTGGTCGTGCGCTCTTTGGCGGTGGCTCGAAATGACCACCCTCACCCGCTCCACCGCTATTTGCCTCGTGCTGGCTGCGCTGGCCGGCTGCACTCAGCGCACCGGAAACAGCATCTCCGACCGAGTGAATGACCCGCATCTTCTGGTCGATCATCAAACCGGCTGCGAATACCTGTCGGCGCCCGGGTCCAGCGGCATAACTCCTCGAATCGCTGCCGACGGCAAGGCGCACATGGGCTGCGGGGTAAAGCCATGACGATCATGATCCCTACATGGCTGCTTTGGACACTTGGGCTCTGCATTGGCATCCCCGTTATCGTCGCCATCCTTTTCTTGGCGTGGCTTGGATGGGTAGCCATGCATTGGGCTGGGAGTCCATTCCGATGAATAGCTCATTCACCCGCACCACGACGCTCAAGCGAACGGGGATGAAGCGCAAGCCGCTAGGCCAGCGTGAGCCTGTGCTCAAGTCTACCAAGACGCTGAAGTCGCGGAGCATCAAAGGCCGCACGCCGACCGTGGCTGAACGCGAGCGCATGGACAAGATCGCTGAAATCGGATGCATCGCCTGCTTCCACGAAGGTATCTACAACCCGCATGTCAGCTTGCATCACATCGACGGGCGCACGAAGCCGGACGCACACATGCTTGTGCTTCCTCTCTGCGCGCCGCACCATCAGCAAGACGACACCGATCCGCTGCAGCGCCCGAGCGTTCACGGCCGCAAGAAGACGTTCACTGCGCGCTACGGCACCGAGATGGAATTGCTGGCTGAATGCCTCGTACTGATTGGGGAGACGGCATGAGAGACAGTATGAGAATCCTCGCACTTGATCCCGGGCCGAAAGAAACGGGTTACTGCGTCTACGACAATGGCGACGTACTCGTGGCTGGTGTCATGGATAACCTTGAGATGTTGGACTATTTGCGAGTACGTTCCAGTCTGCACGCACTTGGATGCCGCCTTTGCATCGAAATGATCGCATCCTACGGCATGCCTGTTGGCCGCGAAGTGTTCGAAACCTGTGTCTGGATCGGGCGCTTCCAGCAGGCGTGGCATTCTCCCAGCGCGGTTGAACTGGTCTACCGCAAGGACGTGAAGCTTCATCTGTGCGGCACCACGAAGGCAAAAGACCCTAACGTGCGCCAAGCGCTGCTTGACCTTTTCCCGCCTACTGGTGGTGGCAAGACCCCACAAATCGGCACCAAGAAGCAGCCCGGCCCTCTGTATGGCGTTTCGAGTCACGCATGGCCTGCGTTGGGCGTCGCAATCACCGCAGCGGCCAAGCTGCGCGCGCTGAAGGAGAAAGCAAAGTGAACAGACTCCTAACGAAAGACGAAATGGACAAGGAATTTATGGCTCTCATTAAGAACGGAGCCAAAGATCTCGGCGTCCCTGAAATGGCCGTCGCAATCGTCTTTGGAGCGATGTGCGGTGCCCCCTTATCTGACGCTGATATGCAGTGGGCGGCTGACGAGATTTCGAAGGCAGCAAAGGAGAAAGCATGAAGCATTGTGTCGACTGCAAACATTACGACCTTGCGAATGGCGTTGGTTTCGAGAAATGCCGTGCGCCTCACAACAAGTTTACGGAGAACCCAATATCTGGCGAACGCAAGCAAATTTGGCCATATTGCGAAACGCATCGAGCCCTATCGTTCCCGTTCTACATATTCGCGAAGGTTTGCGGCAGTTCTGGGCGTTGGTTTGAGCCAAAGGAAACCACATGATCCCCGCCATCATCGTTCTAGCCATCTGGCTAGCCCTCTCTCCCTTCATTGGCTGGCTATGGGGCCGCTTCGTTCGCGTAGGGATGGTGGAGCTGCATAAGGAAGATAAGGAGACGCCGCCTTGAGTCAGCACGAAGATATCGACAGCCGCCTTTGTAACTGGGCGAACTGGTGCCGCGAATACCCGCGCCAGGGCAGGAGCATCACGGGTATTCTGTGTGATCGGGCACGGCGAGCAGCGCTTGGGAACGTCTGGAGCGGCCACGAAGTGAGGGATCCGATTGACGAACTAGACGCGCAGTTGATAGAACGCGCCATGCGCACGCTGATCAAGCCGAAGCGCGACACTCTGAAGCTGCACTACATCGAGGGCGCCCGTTGGCAAATCATCTGCCGGCGCGCACGGGTACGGATATCGCGCGAGCACTTTGACATGGTGATGCGGCAGGCACGTGAGGCGATAGAATGGCAAGTCAACAAGGAGTCGGTATGAACAGCGATGACAGCCCGATCTATTTTCCAGTGCGCTCAATGAGCGTGGAGGAATTCAAGGCCGAGTACCCGCTGGAAGGCCGCAGCATGAAGATCCGAATGCATAGAGGCGGTCTTGAGGCAGCAATGTGTACAGCGGAGGTAATTGAGCCGACATTGGAGGCAATTCAGCAGTACTTGATGAGGAATGGCTATTCTGAAGTACATCAAAAAAATATTTCTGTTGAAAAATATTCGGAAAGGCCAGATCAACGCATTGGCTGGGATAGAACGTGTCTAGTCCTTGTTAACGGTTACCCAGCAGCGATGACGGACCAGTTAGTTAGCGGGATTGCTGCTTGCACAAAATAACTTGAATATTGGAAAACTCAGCAGTAAACTCACGGTAACAACCTAATTCCGTCTTCTGACGTGTCGATTGCTCCCATGCGGGAGCTTTCGGTCGTCTGGAGAAAACAGAGCCCCACGATCAGAAATGGTCCGGGGCTTTGTCGTTTACCACTCCCCGTCGTTGTCTCCTGTCCCTCGTCCGCGAGGTTAAGGCCCGGTCGCCCGAAAGAGCGCCGGGCCATTTCTTTTGCCAGAACACCATGCTCAAACCAACCGGCAATCGGATTGTCGTTCGTCTGGACGAGAACCTGCCCACCGCAATCGAAGGTTTTGTGCTGCCCCCGAAGACTGACGTATGGCGCGCCAAGGATGGCTCCGTCGAGGGCATGAACCGCGGCACGGTCGTAGCTGTCGGCCCGGGCATGCGCCACCCGAAGACGGACAAGATACTGCCTATGGCTACGCAGGTGGGCGACGTCGTTCGCTTCAGCGAGCTGGAGTACCACACGTGGTCCGAGAACGGTCATAAGTACGTGCTTATCAGTGAGATGGACGTGCTGGGCGTTGAGATTCCGCATCCGGTCGCTCTGTCCGCAGTACAAGACGAAACGATCGCCGCGTAAAGAGGAAAGCCAATGGGCGACTACAAACTTCTTCTGACACCTGACATCTTGGCGCATGAGTTCTCGGACCTCATGAAGAAAAGCCACGATTGTCGGGTCATGCAGTACTACGACATCTCTTCCGACGATTTCAGTGTCTTGTGGTGGGCCGATGGCCACGCAGTCCAAGGCCCGAAATTCAGCATCGTTGATCTCGCCTTAAGCTTGGATGACTTCTCGGAGCGCTTTGTGAAGCCTGTTGTCGCCGCGTTCGAAGCTGGCGTTGCCGGAGAGATGCCAATGTCAGTTTTGCACAAACACGCCCAACATCTTTGCCCCTCCTTCTACTGCACTGTGCTGAAAGCAAATCATGGCTGACCTCAAAGCAAAGACCCGCAACGCGCTTCCCAAATCCGACTTCGGTATGCCGGGCGAGCGTAAATATCCCATGCCAGACCGCAGTCACGCCGCGAATGCCAAGGCTCGCGCCAGCCAAATGGAGAAGGCCGGCAAGATCAGCGAGAGCACCAAGGCTCGCATTGACGCGAAGGCTGACCGCGTGCTGGGCAAAGGTAAGAAGTGATTGTATGAGCCGTCCGTCTGAATACGATCCGGCCTACTGCGATCAGGTCGTCGAATGGGGAAAGGCCGGCAAATCGAAGGCATGGATCGCAGCTCAACTGGACGTTACGCGCCAAACGCTTGAGAACTGGAGTCAGGCTCACCCCGAGTTTTTAGACGCCATTACACGCGCAATGCTGCACTCGCAAGCCTGGTGGGAAGACATGGGTCAGGCGAACATCGTCAGCATTACTGGTCAGTCGCTGAACGCAGGCGTCTACAGTCGTTCGATGGCTGCTCGCTTCCCCGAGGACTGGCGCGAAAAGACCACGACCGAGCACACCGGCGCCGACGGCGGTCCGGTCCAAATCGAGAAGATCGAACGTGTCATCGTCCGTCCTGCAAATCCAGACGCCTGAAGTCTTTCTACCGCTGCTGGATCCTGCCCGATACAAGGGCGTGCATGGTGGCCGCGGCTCGGGCAAGTCGCACTTCTTCGGCGAGATGCTTATTGAGCGCTGCATCATGCAGAAGACGGACGCTGTGTGCATCCGCGAGAATCAGAAGTCGCTCGATCAGTCGGTGAAGAAGCTCTTGGAGAACAAGATCGAGGCGCTCAACGCAGGTGCGTACTTCGAGGTTCAAGACAAGAAGATCCGCGCCCGCAACGGTGGGCTGATCATCTTCCAAGGCATGCAGAACCACACGGCCGAGTCGATCAAGTCGCTCGAAGGCTACGACATAGCATGGGTCGAGGAAGCGCAGACGCTGTCCCAGCGTTCGCTGGACATGCTCCGCCCGACAATCCGTAAGCCGGGCTCGGAAATCTGGTTTAGCTGGAACCCGCGTCTCGAAACTGATCCAGTTGACGTGCTGCTGCGCGGTGAAATGCCGCCGCCAGACGCCATCGTGATCGAGGCTAACTACGCAGACAATCCGTGGTTCCCAGACGTGCTGCGTGACGAGATGGAATACGACCGTCGCCGCGACGTCGATAAGTACATGCACATCTGGCTCGGCCAGTACCAGCGCAACAGCGAGTCGCGAGTCTTCAAGAATTGGACGGTCGAAGAGTTTGACGTCGACCCGACGCAGATCATCCGCCAGGGCGCAGACTGGGGCTTTGCAAGCGATCCGACAGTGCTTGTCCAGTGCTACATCGTCGGCCGCACGCTGTATGTGCCCTACGAGGCATATCGCATTGGCTGCGACATCATCGACACTCCTGCGCTGTTCATGACGGTACCGGACAGTGAGCGGTGGCCGATCACTGCGGACAACGCGCGGCCCGAGACGATCAGCCACATGCGCAAGCACGGCTTCCCGAAGATCATGCCGGCCGTGAAAGGCGCGAAATCGCTGGAGGAAGGCGTCGAGTTCCTTAAGTCGTTCGACATCGTCGTGCACCCGCGCTGCAAGCACCTGATCGACGAACTGACCCTCTACAAGTACAAGGAAGACCCGCTTACAGGTGTGGTTCTCCCGCTGCTGGAAGACAAAGACAACCATGTCATTGATGCGCTGCGCTATGCCTGCGAGGGCGCACGTCGTGCACAGAAGCCGCAAGCGGTTCGTCGCGTGATCGCGACGCCGCAGAATTTTCACTCTGAAGGATGGATGTCGTGAGCGAAGTCACCCAAGAAATGCGTCGTCGGCTGCATCTTGCGCGCGACGCCGAAGGTGCGAACCGCGCGGCGCAGATCGAGGACAACCGCTTCCGATTCGGCGAGCAATGGCCGGCCGCGATGAAGATCGCCCGGCAGATCGACAAGCGCCCTGCTCTCACGATCAACAAGACCGATACGTTCGTTCGCTCGGTCGTGAACAACATGCGTGCCCAGCGTCCGCGTATTCGCGTGCATCCGGTGGCTGACGGCGCGGACGTGAAGAAGGCCGATGTCATCGAGGGACTGATTCGCCACATCGAGGTCAATAGCAACGCTGACCTGGCTTACGACACTGCGGGCGATTTCCAAGTGTCGATTGGTGAGGGCTATTGGCGCATCTGCTCGCGTTACGTCGCTAATGACAGCTTCGATCAAGAGCTGTACATCGACCGCATTCGCAACCCGTTCACGGTCTACATGGATCCGTCAGCAACGATGCCTGACGGTTCTGATGCCGAGTGGTGCATCCTAACGTCGTCGATGAAGAAGGATGCGTTCCGCAAGAAGTACCCGCGTGCCAAGGTCGCCGACGTCAAGGATCTAGGGCCGGGCGACGACAAGGCTGTATGGGCGAGTGCTGAAGAGGTGGTGGTCGCTGAGTACTATCGATTCGAGGAACGCGAGGATGAGCTTTGGCTGCTGTCCAATGGGCAGAAGATCCTAAAGAGCCGCGCTCCGATGAGCGAGCATGAACTGCTCGTGACGTACAACGTCCGCATCGTTCACCGTCGCAAGACGACATCGCGCCAACTGAAATGGTCGCTGTGCTCGGCCGTCGAAGAGCTCGAAGAGCGCGATCTGCCGGGCAAATACATCCCTGTCGTGCGCGTGATCGGCGCTGAGATGATCGACGCGGGCAAAATCATCCGCTTTGGCATGGTCCGCCAGCTCAAAGATCCGCAGCGCATGTACAACTACTGGCGCACGCAGGAGACTGAGTTTGTCGCGCTCGCACCGTTAGCGCCGTGGCTGATAGCGGAGGGCCAGGATGAAGGCCACGAGGACGAATGGCAGAACGCCAACCGCAAGTCGTATTCGCGCCTGACGTACAAGCCGGTCTATGACGAGCAAAGCGGCGCAATGCTCCCTCCTCCGCAGCGCCTGACGCCGCAGCAGATCCCGGCCGCCAGCGTCAATGCTGCGATGGCTGCGAGCGAGGACCTGAAGGCTGTCGCCGGCATGTTCGACCCTGCATTAGGTGCGCCTGGACAGGAAACGTCTGGACGAATGGTCACTGCGCGTCAGGGCCAGTCGGACATGTCGAACTTCCACTTCTACGACAACCTGACGCGTTCGATCTGTCATACCGGCGTAATTCTGCTCGATCTGATCCCCCATTACTACGACACGCAGCGCGTCATTCGCATCCTCGGTATCGATGGCGTGCCTCAAGCGATCACGATCAACGAGAAAGTGCGCGACCAGATGGGGGCGATTCAGCAGGTGCTGAACGACGTCACTGTCGGCACGTATGACGTGGTGATGGACACGGGGCCGGGCTACCAGACGAAGCGTCAAGAGAACAGCGAAATGCTCCTCGGCCTGCTCAAGGCCATGCCGCAGGTTGGACAAGTCGGTGGCGACATTGTGGTTCGCCAAATGGATTTCGAGGCTGCGCAAGATCTGGCCGACCGTCTCGCCGCAGCAAACCCGCTGGCTATGGCCGAGAAACAGCTTCCGAAGGACCTGCCAGACGACGTCAAAGCGTTCATCGCGCATCTCATGGGAACCGTGCAGCAGCAACAGCAAGCGCTGCAGCAAGCAGAGCTCGAGAAGAAATACCGCATGGGCGTCGAGCAGATGCGACAACAAGGCAAGCTCGCCTCCGATAGACTCTGGGCCGATCACGAAATGCGTCACGAGCACGTGCGGCAGGACGGCGAGAACCGTCGTCTGCTGGCCAAAGAGCACGCACAGAACCTGCGCGAAGAGGTCAAGTCGCGCACGAAGCTCGAAGACACGCAGATGCGCAACGATGAGTCGTGGCGCGAAGCCCAGCTTGATGCCGCGACCGATCTGCACCTGGGCCAAGACCGTGGCCCCAACAACGAATTTCATCGCGAGCACGCGTGATCATTGCCCTTGATTACGACGGCACATACACGGCCGACCCTGCAGTGTGGGATGCGTACATCGAGATAGCAAAAGCGCGCGGGCATGAAGTCTTGATCGCCACCATGCGCTTCGAAAGCGAGCCGGTGAACGTCAAGGGTGTGCGCGTGATCTACACCGGCCGCAAGGCCAAGGCGCCATTCCTGCGGGACTTGGGCATTGAGCCGGCCATTTGGATTGATGACAACCCGTGTTTCATCTACGCGGGTGCCGAATAGCGCACGTTACGCGCCTCGCCTACCGATGGGCCTGCATCGGGTAAATCCGTGAGAGACCTCATGTCGACTGTTCAGCAAGATCCGGCCACCGCACGTCAAGCGGAGCGCGTCCAACCCAACGTTGTGACGAGCGAAACCATCGCAGCCATGTATTCCGGTGCTCCCCCGAAAGAGGAGTCGCCCAAGGACGAGCCGAAAGACGCTCCCAAGGACGAAATCCATGCCGATGGTGAGAAGGGAGAGAAGCGGGCCAAGAAGCCGTTCTCGGAGCGCATTTCCGAACTGGTCGAGAAGCGTAAAGAGGCCGAATCAAAGGCCGAACGCGCTGAACGCGAACGTGACGAAATGCGCGCACGACTCGAAGCAATGTCGGCCCAGGCTGCCCCAGTGACCGAAGCGCAACGCCCCGAGCGGTCAAAGTTCGAATCGGACGAGGACTACATCGAGGCCATCGCTGAATGGAAGGCAGACCAGCGGCTGGCGAAGCGTGAGCGTGAACAGGCAGAAGCGCGCGCCGCGGCTGAGCGCGAGCAGCTCGTGAAAGGCTGGCAGCAGGCGCAGCAGCGAGCACGTGCCGAAATCGAGGATTACGACGACGTGATCAAGGCATCGGACGTGCAACTGCCGGGCCATCTGCATCAGGCGATTCTCGAGTCAGAGGTTGGCCCTCATCTGGCTTACTACTTCGCCAAGCACTCGGACGAGGCCAAACGCTACAGCGCTATGAGCCCGACGAAAGCGCTGCGTGAACTCGGCCGGTTGGAAGATCGCCTGACCGAAGATGCTGATGACGATGCGCCGGCTGCAAAGCCCTCTCCCAAGACTGAAGTCGAAACGTCCAAGGCGCCTCCGCCTACCACTCGCGTGAAGGACGCGCGCACGGTTGATCCCGGCCCTGCACAGAGCTTCGAGGAATATCGTGCGCGACGCCGCGCCGAGATGAAACGGTAACGCGCCACACCTACCACCGAAAGCCCGCCATGAGCGGGCTTTTTTTATGGAGTGAACATGTCCAATACCTTGCTTACCATTAGCGACATCACCAACGAGTCGCTGATGATCCTCGAGAACGAACTTGTCCTGGCTGACAAGGTCAATCGTGAGTACGACGACCGTTTCGGCATCGACGGTGCGAAGATCGGCTACACCATCAACGTGCGTCGCCCGGCCCGCTTCAAGGGCACTGCGGGCCCTGCCCTGAACGTGGAAGACTTCACCGAGGGCAGTGTGCCGGTCTCGCTGACCACCCAGTTCCACGTCGATACGCAGTTCATCACCAGCGACCTGCTGCTGTCGATGGACTTCTTCTCGAAGCGCGTGCTGAAGCCGAAGATCGCAACCATCGCCAACCGCGTCGACTACGACCTGTCGGTCGCGATGCGCAACAACTTCTTCAACATCACAGGCACGCCGGGCACGCTGCCGACTACCGTCGCTCCGTTCCTGCAGGCCGGCGCATGGCTGGATTCGGAAGCCGTGCCGCGCGATGGGGATCGCTACACCGTCACCGACCAATGGACGCAGGCCTCGATGGTCGGCGCCCTGTCCGGCCTGTTCAACCCGCAGACCACGATCGGCGAGCAGTACAAGAAAGGCCTGGTCTCGCGCCAGACGCTGGGCTCCGACTGGTACATGGACCAGAACATCGTCGCCAAGTCGTTCGGTGCGCTGGGTGGAACGCCGCAGTACGACAGCTCGCAGACGTCGTCCGCAGTCATCTCGACCGGCTGGGTTTCGTCGGGCACCTTCGGCACCAAGGGCTGGACCAACTCGACCGCAGTAGTGAAGGTCGGCGACGTGTTCTCGTGCGCGAACGTCAATGCGGTCAACCCGCAGAACCGCCAGAGTGTCGGCAAGCCGCGCTTCTTCGTCGTGCTGCCGCCTGTCGGCACGCCGTCGAACGGTACGTACTCGCCGAACTACGACCCGGTCACGGGCGTGGACATGGGCGGCACGTACACGTCGGACGGCTCGGGCAAGCTGCAACTGACCGTGGCGAACGCCTGCATCACTGGCGGTGCGTTCCAGTCGGTCGACGCCGCTCCGGTCAACAGCGCTGCGCTGACGTTCGTCGCCGGCTCAGGCGTCTCGGGCCCGCAGAACCTGATGTTCCATCGTGACGCGTTCACCCTGGTGTCGGCTGACCTGCCGCTTCCGGGCGGCGTCGACATGGCCGCACGTGCTGCGCACAAGGATATCGGCATGTCCATCCGTGTTGTCCGTCAATACACGATCAATAACGATGCCCTGCCGACCCGTCTCGACGTCCTGTACGGCTATGCCCCGCTCTATCGCGAGATGGGCGCCCGCATTTCCGGCTGATGAATAGCCCCGCTTCGGCGGGGTTTCCTTTTTGGAGAATCCTATGTCCAACACCAATCCGGGACCGTCGATCACTTCGAATGGCCCTACCGCGCAGGCATTCGGCAATGCGCAGCAAATCGCACTGCTGAGCGTCACGCTCTCGCCCGCCCAGGTCGCAGCAAATACCACGGCCGAACAGACCTTCACCGTCAACGGGCTGCTGGTCGGCGATTTCGTCGAAGTGAACAAGCCGACCAGCCAAGCTGGCCTAGGCCTAGCGAACTTCCGCGTCTCCGCGGCGAACACGCTGGCAATCACGTTCTCGAACAACACCGGCGCCGGCATCACACCGACCGCCAGCGAGAGCTACCAGATCCTCGTCGTTCGTCCTCTGGCAAGCGCTCTGGCTGCAGGCCTGCCGTCGACTCTACCGCTGCCGTAATCGTAATCCTGACGCTTTGGGCCTCCTTCGGGAGGCCTTTTCTTTTTGGAGCAAAGTATGAGCAGCGGGAATTTTGGGCCATCGAGCGCCGTCACAGTCAATCTTCTGCCGGTTCTCTATAACCCCGTGACTGGCCTGTTTAATTACGGGCAGACGTTCAATCCTGCGAACGTCAGCATTTCGGGCGGCACGATCGACGGGGCTGTGATCGGTGGCACCGTTCCGGCAGCAGGAACGTTCACCACGCTGACAAGTTCCTCTGTCACGTTCACTGGTGGCACGATCAACGGCACGCCGATCGGTCAAAGCACGCCGGCCGCAGGCGCATTCCTTGGTCTGAACGCGACGAGTGCCAGCATCCTCGGTCCGTGCAGTGGCGAAGGCGTGAGTTCCACCGTGAACGGCCTGCCTGCCAGCATCACGAATACCGGCCCGTCGCTGGACGCATCCCCGACGTCTGCCGCGCTGACGCTTTACGATTCGACACGCACGGCGAACAACAAAACCGCCGATGTGTCATGGTTCGGCGGTGTGCTGTCGCTGCGCCTCAAGAATGATGCTGGCTCGTCGGCTACGGCGGCGTTTTCCGTGACTGGCGGTCAAGCTGCGGGCATCAGCGGCATCACGTCGAATAGCGGCAGTGGGGCTTGGACGCACACGGGAGACTTCGCCGCATCTGGTGTAGTGAGCGCCGGTATTCAGAGTTCGGCAAATGCACTTCAGTTGCTTGGATCATCTGGCGCAGCTGATACGCAAATTCGTACGGTTGGCACTTCGGCTGACATCTCGATCCAAGTATCGGCTAAGGGGTCCGGTTCGGTAAAGCTGCAATCGCCGACTTCTGTGACCAGCTCGACTGGCTCTGTCCTATCCGTAGATACTACTGATGCTAACGGTAGCTTCGTGAAGCTGTCGAACAGTGGGACGACATTCGGCTATCTTGGCTCAGGCAAGGCACTCGCTAGTACTGGGGTGGTCGGCGATATGACAGTTCGAGTGGAGTCTGGCTCGATCCTGTTCTCAATCGGTTCGACAGAAAAGGCTCGCATCGACTCTAGTGGTACTGCGATTCTGTCACCCGGCTTCACCGTGGCCACGCTTCCAGCCGCCTCTGCTGCTTTGAAGGGAGCGAGGGCATACATTACGGACGGAAGCACTGCGACGCCGACATTCCTGGGAGCACTTACCGGAGGCGGCTCCAATCTTGCTCCGGTATTCTGCAATGGTACTGCTTGGGTTTATGGGTAATCGGAGTCACGCATGACCACCGCTTACGACATCATCATCGGTGCGCTGCGCAAGATCGGCCAATACACCGTTGGCGAGACCCTTTCGGCCAACGACAGCACGACCGGTCTGGAGCAGCTCAACGCACTGCTCGACATGCTTAGCAATGAGCATCTGGCGATCTACGACAACGTAGAGACAGTGCTCACCTTCGTTGCAGGGCAATCTACGTACACAATCGGCCCAGGCGGCGACTTCAACGTCGATCGTCCTTTGCGCATTAGCGGCGCTTATACGCGTCTCCAGCCTACTGGAGCAACTGTCGATTACCCGTGTGTCGAAGTCGACTTCACGCGATACGCAGCCATCGGCTTGAAGAGTCAGCCGGGCCCGTGGCCGAAGATGATGTATTACGACGGCGCCTATCCATTGGGTCAGCTTTACTTCTGGCCGGTGCCATCCCAGAACGCTGAATTCCATCTGTGGGTGGACATGCTCTTTGCGGGCTTCGCGAATTTGACTGATTCAGTCTCGATGCCGCCGGGTTACGTGCTGATGCTGCAGACGAATCTGGCCCTTATGCTGGCTCCGGAATATGGCGTTGAGCCTACGCAGCAGCTTCTGGAGCAAGCTCGGAGAAGCAAGGCAGCCATCAAGTCGACGAACGCGAAACCACAAGCGCTATCGGTTTATGAAGGCGTCCTATCCGGCTCGAACATCAACGACGCCGGCTGGATCCTTCACGGGGGGTTCTGATGCCTGAATTTGCGTTCGTCGGGCCGTCCTACGAAGCTGCAAACCCGCTGCAGGATGCTCAGCGCCTGATCAACTGGTTCGTCGAAATCGACCAGAACAGCGAAGCCAAGGCGCCTCTTGCGCTTCTTGGAACGCCCGGCTTGATCACTGTCGCATTGGGACCTGTTGCGTCTGTGCGTGGCATGTGGACGCTGCCTGGGAACACTCGAGGTGTCGTCGTCATTGGCAATACGGCATACCTTTTCGATGGGGTGAGCCTGACCCAAATTGGCACGATCGCCTCAAGCACTGGACCAGTGTGGATCCGCGATAACGGCGCAGGCAACGTCGTCGCCATAATCGACGGTGCCAGCATTGGCACCTACAACCTGTCGACGAGCACATGGAAACTCATCATGCTGCCAGCCCGCGGCGCTGCATTCATCGATGGATGGTTCACATTCGGCCAGCCTGGATCACAGAAGTTCTTCACCCCGCCGCTGTATTGGGATGGCTCTGCACCTATCGACAGCACGTATTTCGCGCTGAAGGATGCCGCATCTGACAATCTCGTTCTGCCAATCGAGAACAACCGCCAGCTTTGGGCAATCGGCGAGCGCACAACGGAAGTGTGGTACGACGCCGGAAATCAGTACTTTCCCTATTCTCGCTTGCAGGGAGCGATGCTGGACATCGGTTGTCAGGCTCCGGCGAGTGTATGCCGCACTGGCAAAGGTCTGATGTGGCTCGCGCGCTCGGAGCGTGGCGAGAACGTCATCGTGCTGACGCAGAACTACGACTACAACGTCGTAAGTACGCCGGCCGTGGCCTACCAGATTTCGCAGTACGCGACGCTGAGCGATGCAGTCGCATTCGTCTACAGCGAAGAGGGACACGAGTTCTATCAGATCACCTTCCCGAGTGCTGACACGACTTGGGTGTTCGACCTGACCACCGGCATGTGGCATCAGCGCGCGAGCTTCGACATTTCGACTGGCCAGTTCCATCGCCACCGAGCCAACTGCTGCATGAACCTGGCCGGGAATATCTACGTTGGCGACTACCAGAATGGCAAGATTTACCAGATGACGCGCAAGGCCTACGACGATGCCGGCGCGCCGCTGGTGGCGGTTCGCCGCTCTCCTCACGTATGGGACAAAGGCGAGCGAAATCGTGTGCGTCAGAGCTGGCTGCAGATCGAATTTACGCCCGGCCAGGGTCTGAATGTAGGCCAAGGTAGCGATCCGCAGATCATGATGCGCATGTCGGACGATGGCGGCTTCAGCTGGGGCAATGAGCACTGGACGAGCATAGGCTTGATCGGCGAGTTCAGGCGCCGTGCAATCTGGCGCCGTCTTGGCATGGCTCGCGATCGCATCTATGAGGTGCGCATCTCTGATCCGGTTCCACGTGACGTCATAGGCGCTACATTGCGCGGTGCGGAGACGCGGGCATGAGCCTTATCCCTCCGTTCACAGTCGACCCGATCGAGATCGATAAAAAGACCTTGCGGGCCAGATGGAATCGCGATTGGTGGCTGTTCTTCCACAACCAGTGGGAACAGCAAGGCGGCACGAGCGACATGTCGGATGTCGAGGCTGTCGCACTTCCTAGAAGCCGGAAAGGTACATCGGGCCACACCCCTGATGCGTTGCAAGCGGTGCCGGCACGTTCGCCTAGAGAACGCAAGGTTGACGAGGTCGCGCCACCCCGCCACTCGCAGCCAAAGCTGACTTTGACCAAAGAGACATACAAGCCGCTGACCCTGATTCGGCTGTATGCCGGTCTGACGGCAGACATCCCGGCAGGATGGCAACTCGCCGATGGCACGAATGGCACGCCCGACCTGAGAGACAAGTTCGTAGTCGGCGCCGGCAATCTGTACACGCAGGGTTCGGCAGGCGGTTCCACGACCATCGCTGTCACTACAACCACCGTTGCGAGCGGAGGCGGGACAACGGTCGTCAATGGGGTTACATCCCCGTATCTGCAGCCCTATTACGCCACCGCCTACATCATCAACACGACCGCCGTCACCATCGTGACGGACGCGAAACTGAGGTAATCCATGTCCATCACGTATCAGCGCTTCTTCGTGCCGCAGCAGATTCCAGCGGCCGACACGATGATCTATACGGTGCCAGCGACGCCCACTCAAACGGTAATGAAGTCGATGCGCGTGCGTCTCTCGAACACGACGAACGCTGCGGCATCCGTGACGCTGTATGCAGCCGTCGGCGCTGCTGCTGGTTCGGCATCGAATACGTGTCTTCCTGGCGTCTCGATCGCTGCGAATGACTACCTCGACGTGGACATCCCGGACATGGCTGCTGGAGACGCTCTGCGTGCGATTGGCGGGACGGCCAACGCGATCACCATCACGCAACTCGATGGCTTCCTGAAGGCCTGATGAAGACGCGTATCGACCTATGTGCTGATCTCCTTCGCGCACTTGGCGATCGTGCGCCGGCGATGACACCCGACGATCTTGAGCACTCTCTGGCTGCGTGGGATCTCGTAGACGTCGACGGCGCAGTCGTGATGATCCGCGGCGCCGAGATGCACGTTGGCGCAGTTCCTGAGGTGCGCAAGCGCTGGTTCGGCCGGCGTGCTGTTGCAGTCATGGCCGATGTACTCAAACGGCACGGGTACGTCGAGACGCTCGTGCAAAAAGACCACGCTCCAGGGCATGTATTCGCGCAGCGTCTGGGCTTCGAACAAGTCGGCGAAAGCGGGGCCGCGATCCGCTACGAACTGAGGAAATTACGACATGCGAAACCACACCGCGTTTCTTGACCACCCTGTTGGCTTCGCCGTGCGCGACGGACGGCACTTTGATCCGTTCACCGCCATCTCAAACATCTTCGGGGCGAACAAGGCAGCCGGCGCAGCGACCGATGCAGCGCAAACCCAAGCCAATGCCGCAAAGTACGCGGCCGACCTGCAGAACCAAAACCTGCAGCAGACGCGCCAGAGCCTCCAGCCGTTCATCAACACCGGCTACGACGCGCAAGGCTACCTGCGCAATCTTCTGGGCCTCGGCTCGCCAACCGATAGCGGCACGTATGGCAGCCTAACGAAGCCATTTGATGCACAGACCTTCCAGCAGTACAAAGACCCGGGCTATGAGTTCCAACTGCAGCAGGGACAACAGGCGCTTCAGAATAGCCAGGCCGCGAAGGATGGCGTGCTGTCCGGCGCCGCGCTCAAAGACCTGATCGGCTTCAATCAAGGCATGGCAAACAACGCCTACCAGAACGCGTTCAGCCGCTACATGACGCAGAACGACGCGACGTATAACCGTCTCTCGAATCTGCTGGGCATCGGTGAAAACGCAGCCGCAGGTCTTGGTAACACTGGCGCGCAAGTGACGTCCGGCATCGGCAACACGCTTACCTCTGGTGCGGCTGCTCAGGCGGCAGGTCAGGTCGGGGCTGCGAATGCGTGGACGAACGCGATCAACAACGCGAACGGTTACTACGCGCTGAGCAAGCTCACCGGCAACAACGGCAACACGTCGTCGCAGTTCTCTGGCTCGCCGATGGGATCGTTGTCGGATCTCTTCAACGGAAATTTCATGGACTTCGGCAGCCTGTAAGGAAACCACATGGCACTCGATCCAACTATCGCACTGCAGGCCCAGCCGCCAAGCTTTGATACCGCACTCAAGCCGATTGCATCCTTACTCGGAATCGCCGGCGCGCAACAGCAACTGCAAACCGGACGTCTCCAACAGAACCAACTTCAGGGCCAAGTGCAGGAACGCGAGAACCTGTCGAAAATCGACTGGAACAAGTTTCGCGATCAAGATGGCAATCTCGATCCAGTTGCGGCTGGCAACGCTGCTCTGCAAGCGTCTCCTGCATTCTATGGTCCGCTGTTGGCGAAGCAGTTCAATGACGTCGCCAAGGACCAGATCACGATCAAGCAGGGCCTGCAGAACCTGAATAAGAGCCAGCGCGAGGATATTGGCTCAGGCTTGGGTGCCTTGTCGATGGATCCGCAACTCTCGCCGGCCAAGGTGCTCGATTGGGCTGCACAGTATAGCCAGCAGAATCCTAGTGCTGCGCCACTTCTCATGACCGCGCTGAAGCATGCTCCGAATGACCCGAACGGACTAAAGCAGTGGCTGATCACGAGCCGTAACAGTGTGCTAGCACCGTCGTCGCAGACCACAAACACCACAACCGTAAGCGACGGTGCAAACACGCATATCTTGCAATCGAGCCCGTATCAGCCAGGCGCCGTGCAGGACGTCGGCCAAATCGCAAATCAGGTTGGGCCGATGCAGCGCGAGGAAATCCAGCAGGATGCATTGGGCAACAAGTACATCGTTCAACGGGGTGCGAACGGCGCGATCCTGAACACGCGCCCAGTGCCGGGCAGCTATAACGCTGTGGGTGGCACTCCAGGCTCTGGTCCGGCAAACATGCCGCCTGGTGGCGCGGGGCAAATCACGGATCTGGGTAACGAAGTCACCGCAGCACGTGCAGCAGCGAATCAAGCCCCAGTCATGCGTGATCTGAACCGATCCATCATTGCGGAAGTGGATAAGGGCATGAATACCGGCCATTTGGGTGCGCTGACGCAGAAGCTCGCAAGCGCGACCGGCTACAACCTTGGCAACGAGAGCGCGACCGATTACAACGTGCTCGGGAAGCTACTGGAGCGCTCAGCCCTTACAGCCGCACAAGGCATGGGACCGCACACCAACGCCGGCCTTGAGGCGCAGGTACGTGCGAACGGCTCGCTAGACTACACGCCACAGGCAATCCGCAAGATCGCCGTGCTGAATGATGCTCTGACGACGGGCGCGCAGCACTATAACTCGGGGCTACAAGCAGCAATCGGTGCTTCTGGCGGAAACGTTGGCGCGAAGCAGGCGTTCGACCAGCAGTGGGCGCAGAACTTCGACCCGCGCATCATGCGCCTTGAAAATGCTGCGGCATCTGGTGATCAGAAAGATATCGATGCTGTGATGAAGGAACTTGGCGGCCCGAACTCCAAGGCAGCTCGTGATCTGCGCACGAAGGCCGCGAACCTGCAAATGCTGATCTCGAAAGGACATTTGTAATGGCTGGCCCGCTCGATAATGCGCTGTCGATTCTTGGCGGCGCTCAGCAGGCTCCGGCGAACGGCTCCGGCAAAGACGCTGCGGCATTGAACTACCTGAATAATCCGAAGAACCGTTCTGCGATCATGGCTGATGCGGAACGCATCGGAGCAATGCGACCAGATTCTGGTGGCGCAGCCGCTGGCTCTACGGCACAAGATGGGCCGCTTTCCGGTGCGCTAGCGATACTAAGCGGAGCTGGACAAACTGCGCAGGCTACCAAGCCGCCAGTTGCATCAACCGAGCCTAGTGTTTGGGACAAGGTAAAAGGTGCCGGCGAAGCCGCCCTGCACTTCGCATCAACCATCCCGGCAACCATCCCGGCGTCCATTGCTGCTGTATCGCAGATCGTACGTGGCGACGAGAAGTACGGCACTCAGGAGCAGGTACGCGCGGCCGCACAACGCTTCGGGCAGACGATGGAGGATTTTTCGTATACGCCGCCGTCGCAGATCGGGAAGCAGTATGCGGAAAACCTCGGGCACGCATTGGAGCGCACCGGCGTACAAGGCCTTCCGCTTCCGATGCTGAATGAAGCCGGCGCTGCGCTTCGTCCGGCAACCTCCCTGGCTCTCGGCGGAGCACGTGCAGGAACATCCACGGCTGCTGATGCGATCGGCGCACGTATGGGGCGCTCAAGCACTGCTGCGGCAGAAGAGGCCGCCACTCCGGCAGCTTCAAAGCCGCGCATCAAGCTGAACATCGACGGCACCACGACACCGATCACTCCAACTGCCGAAACTGCCCAAGGCGTAGCAGGTGCCGCACCGCGCGCAAGTGCTGCAGCAGCATCCGAAGGACCGCTTCCGGCCACAGAGCAAGCGCGGCGTGCCCAGGTACTACGCGACATCGGCATTCAGGATGCACGCCGTAGCGTGATCACAGGTGATCGCAAGGCGGGTGCGACCGATTTCCAGACCTCACGCTTGGATA